TCGTTGACGAATTGGAACTACTGGAAACGGATGATCCCGAATACTGGAAAATCTACGGGCTCGGATTGCGTGGCAAGAGAACAGGTTTGATATATCCGAATTGGGATATTGTCCCGGACTTCCCGATTGAGTGTAATGATATTCTCTACGGTCTGGACTTTGGTTATAATGATCCGAAAGTAGTTATCAAACTCGGACGCATGGGCAGGGATATTTATCTTGATGAATTGATTTATGAGCATGGTCTGGTTCGTGAAGACTTCATAAAAGTTCTGAAAGATTTAATTCCTTACGAGCAGCGAATGAAAGAACAGTATGCCGATAGTGCCGATCCTGAATCTATCGAAGTAATATACCGGGCAGGGTTTAATATTCATCCATCGGACAAATCAGTATTAGCAGGAATTGAAACCGTGAAATGGTATCGGCTGCATATCACGGCTCGGTCTGTCAATGTGCAAAAGGATTTTAAGAATTATAAATGGAAGGTTGACAAGAACGGGAAAACTCTTGATGAACCGATTCATGCTTTCAGTCATTCACCCGATGCGGTGCGTTATCCTGTCTTCACTCACTGGGGAAAAGAATATCGAAACATAACTCAATCCGATACCCGGAATGTAGAAGTTGAGGAAATGGAAGCAGTAACTATTGCGGAGAATTGGTAATCATGGCTAAGAAACGATACCCGAATAATCAAATTGATAAAACAATTCCCGAATACGGTGAACTAATTTCTATAATGCAGAATGAAACTGCTTCGATTATTACAGATTATATTCGGCAGTATGTCGGAGCAGTTACACAGACACCAGAACCGGGAAGCGGAATATTTATAAATTGGGATCGTGTTCTTAAAACGCAATTCTATCAAGAGCTTGCTTGGTATGAATTGTATCAAGAAGTGGAACGTGATCCTCATGTTTGTGCTGTAATGGATTCGGCAAAGTTAAACGTAGCCGGGATGAAGTGGGACGTATCACCGCATTTAGAAGCAGGACAAAAGAAACCTACCGCAAGGAATAAAGCGATAGCCGATTTTGTGAAACACGCATTACTTCAAACAGGATTTTTCCCACAGCATATTTTTAATCTGATGGATGCACTCGGTAAGGGATTTGCAGTATCGGAATTGATCTGGAAAATAACTGATGAAGGGATTATCGTTGATAAGATTATTAACCGGCCACAACGAAGATTCCAATTCGATGCAGTAGACCGATCCCTGAAACTTCGCAATATTCAAAATCCATATTTTGGTGATCCGCTTGCTGATAAGAAATTTATTGTTCATCGCTGCTCTGCTCAATGGGAAAATCCTTTCGGTGATGCAAAGGATCAATCAATTTATTGGATGTGGCTGTTTAAGAAAACGGTTATCAAGTTCTGGATGCAAAATCTTCAAGTGGCAAGTTCTTCAATCCCGATCGTGGAACACCCGGCAAGCGCAAATAAAGAATTGAAAGCGGAAGCGTTGGAAATTGCCCGGATGATCCGCAACGGTGCGTATGGTCGAATACCGGACAACTTTAAAATCCTTTGGGCAGAAGCAGCAAAAGGCGCTCAGAATGCTGATGCGTATAATAATTTCAACCGGATGTGCAATGACGAAATAAGTAAATGTGTAAACGGACAGACTTTGACAACTGAAGCCGGTTCGTCCGGTGGCAAGGGAACGCAGGCGCTTGGACGTGTGCATGAAAATACACAGGATGCAAGAGATATATTCCGGGCTGAAGGATTGAGTTCAACATTGAATCAGACGTTAATCAAATGGTTGACTGATTTTAATTTTGCAAACGTAGAAGGTTACCCGCAATTCAGATTTGACCTTGAAGATCCGTTTGACCTTGTGCAAGAATCTGCAATGATTAAAAACCTGACAGATGCCGGCTATGACTTTGATGAAAAGGAACTCTCCGAGAAATTTAATTACACTTTGACGAAAAAGATTGCACCCCCGAAAATAGAAATTAAACAACCGGCACTGCCCGGCTTTGAACCTATCAAACAAGGATTGGAGAACGTAGATGAAAAAGAACAAAAAAGCTAAAGAACTGGCCGATGTTGTGGCAAAGGATTTTGTGATATTTAAAGCCGGTCATTGGAACAATGAAACCTTCACCGAAGATGATCTTGATAATATGGTCAAGTCTTTCAATACCGCCGAACCGATACCGATTATTGTCGGTCATTCTTCCGATTATAAAGGCCGGACATTGATCCCTGCTTTCGGTCGTATCATGGGTGGATTGAAACGAGTAGGAAAAGATTTGATTGCTTGCGGTGCAGAGTTCAATGATAAATTGGCAGAGTGGATAAAGAACGGCTTCTATAACCAGAGAAGTATAGAACTGACAAAAGACAATAAAAAAGTTCTTGCCGTTGGAATGTTAGGAGCTGTTCCACCTGCCGTAAAAGGATTGCCCGGAAACGATCAAGCCCTTGCCGATGTTGCTTTGCAATTCTCTGCGATGAATGAAGCAAAGGTAATTGAGTTTCAAGAAGCCGATCTTGCACCAGAAGATAGCAGTTCACCGCTTGACGAAACGGAATCGCTTGGCGTTGAAGATACGATTAAAAACCTATCGGAATATTGCGGGCGATTCCTTGAAGATGTTTCTGTCATGCTTGAAAACGGTGAAGAACCGGAACGAGTGATGGAAGAGGTATGGGAACTGCAACGTGATCTTTGCGAAGCGTTAAATCTTCATTCACAGTTCATAAAAAAGATTGAACAGATTGAAGAGAAGCAAGAGGGAGAAATGTCGGAAAAATTACCTGGATGGAAACAATTTACCGAAACAATTAAAAAACTATTCACAAACAAGGAGAAGGAAATGGATGCAAAGAAAGAAAAAGAATTTACCGACAAAATCACCGAATTAGAAAACACGGTGAAGGAATTTCAGGATAAAGAAACCGCCAATGCAGAAGCAATCGCAAAGGCAGAAAAGGAGCAAAAAGAAGCAGATACAAAAGCAGCCGATGAATTGAAAGCTGCGGAAGTGAAAGTATTCTGTGATACAGCGATAAAGGAAAACCGAATGACACCGGCGATGCGTGAAGTTGACGAACCGATTATGATTGACTTTGCAAAAACGAATGCCGATGCTCTGAAATCATTCCAACAGAAATATACCGGGCAGGTTGTTCCGCTCGGCGTGGTAAAAGAAATCGATCAAACCGCCTCCCATAACCAAAATCCTCAGGTTATGCAAGATGCAGAAAAATATGCTGTTGCTCATGCGAAGGAAAAAGAGTTCGCAGGTCTGGATAAAGATCAAGCAACAAAGCGTGCATTCTTTTTGTATCGGCAGGGCTTAATTAAATTTGAGGGTAAATAAATAATTGAAAGGAGCCGTAAATGGCTATTGTATTTGTTGGTGGGGACAAATCAGTCCTCAACAAAGAGTATATCACAGCAGCGCAAAATCTCTGCGATAAATCTCTTGTCTGCGTTACCGGTTCAGCACCTGCTGCTGCAGCCGGTGGATCATACGGCGTTGTCGAAAAGGATACTAAATCCGGCGACATCGCAACCGTGAAAAATGGTATCGGATCGTTTCTCGAAATCCTTGCAACCAATACAGTGACAGCCGGTGCAAGAGTAGAAGCGTATGTTGTTTCAACCGTTGCTGTCATTGATGGAACATCGACCGCTGTTACAACTTGTGCCGGTGTTATGGATTTGGCTTCGGGCTTTCCCGTTGGAATCGCACATACAGGTGGATCAGCAGGAAGCACAGTTCTCGTTGAGTGGCTTCCCTTCATTCCGAAAGGAGCGATTGCATAATGAAAGACGTATTGTATATTCCAAATCCACAAACGATGGTTCACGATGTAAAAGAGTTTGCTGATGGACAGCTTTCTCTTTTGCGTATTTCCGATCCTGTTGCAACTGCTCTTGTTCAAGGGTGGATGCCACAGGTTGATTTGATCGGTGATAAAATTTTTACACCTGTTCGTTTTCCAAAAGAAACCGGACGTTTCCCTGCCTTTGGGAAAGAGGCATTTTTCATTCCTGCGAATATCAAACGTGCTGTTGGTGAAAAGGTTAATCGGGTCTTAACACAGACCGGCTATGTCACCATGAGTTTGAGTGAATACGCCCTTGGTGTAGCACTTGAAAACAGGGAACGCAACGAATGGGCAGGCGCACCTGATATGCTGTTGAATGGAAAATTGAATACCGTGACTTCCAAGATCGCACTCTATCGGGAAAAACTTCAAGCGATTCTTGCGACAACAAATGCAAGTTATCTCTCCGGGCTTTCCATTTCTGGTGCATCGAAAAAATGGGGAGGTGCAACACCTACCGGTGATGCCGTAAAAGATATGTTGGATCTGATTCTTCTGGTTCAATCATACAACGGTGTCCGTCCGAATAAAGTATGGTTCTCTCCTGCTGGTTGGGCTTTGTGGCGTAGAAATCCTGCTGTATTGGATTTGCTGAAATATCAAGGCACTCCAATCTCACCGGCACAGGTTACGAAACAGGGAACGGCTTCACTTCTTGAAGTTCAGGAATGTTTAGTCGGGTATGCTGTTTCTGCAACCGATACCGGATCTGTCATCACTGATGGTGGAAAAGGAAAATCAGCACCGGTTATGTCATATATTTGGGATTCAGCAGTTCAATCGGCAAATGCCGGGTGTGCTATTGTAGGCACTGGCGGTGGAATTGAACCGGCTTTCGGTTATACTTACGAGCGGATGAACTCACCGGTTGTTGAATCGTATTACGACAATGCAACGAAATCCCAAGTTTGGGATTACGAACACTTTTTCGATCCG